TCACCGTAGGTTTTCTGCGGTGGATTGAGTTTCTGGCGATCCGCTCACGCGGAGTAGCGTGGGAGTCACGCGCGCATCGAGTAGGTTGACCGCATCACGCTTGGACTCGGGGGCGAGGTGTGCGTAGCGGTTGGTGGTGTTGATCTTGCTGTGCCCGAGCAGTCGTTGAACCGCTGACATTGGAGCACCCAGCATCACGAGGTGTGACGCGAACGTGTGGCGGAGGGTGTGCCAGTGCACCATCGGCAGACCGGCACGTCTGCATGCGCTCCGCAGCGCCGACTTGATCGTCTGGTTGGTGAGCGCCCGTCCGTCCTCGCGACAGAACACATGCTCGCCGCGAAGGTGCCGGATGCTTCGGAGCAGCTCGACGGTTTGGTTCGAGAGCTCGACCTCGCGCGACTTGCCGCTCTTGGGGGTGCCGACGCGACCGCGCGAGATGGCCTGACGCACGACGATGCGGCCGCGCTTCAGGTCCACGTCGCACCAGCGCAGGCCCATGACCTCGCCGACGCGCAGCCCCGTTCGAAGCCCGAACGTGATCAGCGGCCGCCATCTGTCGGACGCCGCACGCACGAGCGCGTCGGCTTCCTCGAAGTCGAGGAAGCGCGCTTCTTTCTCGGGCACCTTCATCCACTTCACCCGAGGCACCACCACGAGCTCGTCCCAGTCGCGCGCCGTCTCGAGCAACTTGTGCAGCACAGTCAGGTGGTTGTTGATGGTCTTCGGCGAGAGTTGCTCGCGGAGCTTCTGCGCCTTGTACGCCTCGATGCGCGCGAGCGAAACCTCGGCCAGCTTCAGCGTGTTGAACGCCGGGCCGAGGTGGAGCCGAAGGATCGAGGCCTTCGTCTCCTGCTCGTTGATCTTGTTGTTGGTGGCAACGTACGTCTGCAACCATCGTGAGGCGAAGGCCTCGAAGGTCGCGGGCTCGCTCGTCGCTGCCTCGGTGGTGGTGGTCGACTTGGCCGCGCGGGGAGCGCACCACGTCCCCGCATGCACAGCCGCGATGAGCTCTCGCTCTTCGCGCTGTGCGCCGCGCTCGTTCTGCTCTCGCGCGATCCGCTGAACCCGCACGGGCTTGTGCCCCGGGCGATTGATCGTGACGTCGATGATCCATCGATCTCGCGCTATGCCGCCGCGTCCCACGCGGCGGACCTTGCTGACACTCATCGGGCCCTCGTTGGCTTCGATGCGCCCGCTTCTCCGTTGATCCACGCTAGCACGACCTTCGTGGAGAATCGGACCGCGCGCCCAATGCCCGGCAGTCGCCCAGGGATGTTCTTGTTGCGATAGATGGTGAACGCGTTGAGACCGATCAGGTCGCCGACGTCCTCCGCCGTAAGAACCGCGGTGCGCTGTGCCCGCTCGAGCGTCATCTTCTCGCGGTCGGATTCTGGCTCGCGCTCGGCGCTGTCCTCTGCCGCCTCGGCGGGCGGGCGCCCGGCTGGCACAGTCGTCGGCTCGGCGGTGCGAGTCATCGCGGCCCTCCGCGCAGCGCGAGCAGACGATCGAAGACCGCGAGCAGCAGCCGACCCGTGCCGCCCACGATGTCGTGGTCTTCCGGGTCCGTGCTCAGCCCGAAGCACTCGGCGACGTTCTTCGTTGGACTACCGCTCACTTCGCCACCTTCTTTCCTCGACCCAGCTTCTTCTCTCGTTCAGACGCGAGCGTCTCCAACGCGGCCATCTCCGCGGGACGCAGCTTCAACAACCGCAGGAACTGCCGCGCCTTCGTGACGATCGCGCGCAGGATGGGCACGGAATCGACGTCGCGAATCGACGCGGCGAAGTGCGGGTACTCGGAGCGCGGCCGCGGCTCGACCTTCGCCGTCGGCGCGATCGTGCGCACGAGCTCGTGCGCGCGCGGTGCATCGGTGCCGCTCGCGCGGATGTGCACGACTTCGCCCGGCCCGAGCGCGCCCGAGAGGCACTGCGCGGCGAGCTCGCGCAGCAGGGCCGCGGCGCTCTCGCCGTCCGCGCAGAACACGTCCACGTCGAGCGTCTCGGGCTGAACCTTGCGCGCTGTCGGTCGACTATTCATCGCGCATCGCCTTTCGTGCGGCGATCCGCGCTTCGACCTTCGCCAGCTCGGCGCGGTGGTGCTTGGCCAACGTCTCGTCGCTCATCCCGTGGCAGAGCGCGATCCCGCGGGACTTCGTCACGTCGCGGCGCACGTAGCCTTTCCGCTCGAGCGCGATGAGGTGATCGTTGACGCCGTTGGTGCTGGCGATGCTGAACGCAACGCCGATCTCTCGCAGCGTCGGCGGGTAGCCGTGCGTCGCGATGAAGCCCTCAATGAACGTCAGCACCTCGCGCTGGCGCACCGTGAGCGCTTCACGCGCGGCGGGGCGCTCGGCCGCGGTGGCGTGACACATCGCCGCGCGCTCGCGCTCCGAAAGTTCGTGCGTCATCGCTCGGCCGCCTCTCCCGTGCGCTTCTCGATGCGCGCGATGCGTGCGTCGATCTGCCCGCGCAGCTCAGCGAGAGTCGCGTGCCGAGACGAGGCGCGCAGGTGCTCTGGCGCGCAATCGCTCGTTGTGTTGGTCATCTTGCCTCCATCGAATCCAGGTCATCCGCCGCCCCGTTCGCCACCCGCGCAGCGGCAGTCACTTCGCGCGCGAGCTCGTCGATCGTTGGGTGCTGCCCCTCGCCCTCGCCCGGCTCGCAGGCGGTCAGCGTCAGCGCCAGTCCGCCCACCTGCCGCGCATCGATGCGCGCGAGCACAACGTGGGCGTGCGCGAAGACGACGAGCTTGGTGAGCAGCGCGAAATGGAACGTCCCGAGGTCGATCCGATGCGCTGCGCCGAGCGGCAGCCGCACAACCGATCCCGACCAGTCCACTCGGTGCAGCGCCGTGCGATCGGGCAGGTGCTCGAACCCGTCGAACAGGTCGTCGATGAGCACCGCGCAGCGCGCCGCTTCGATCGACACGACCCACGTCGGCCGCTCTGCGAGGTCGCCCACCCACGGGCGCTCGTCGCCGATCTGCAGCAGCCGGTCGCGCATCGCGATGACACGCGCGCGGCAGTGCTCAGGGATGAACGTCCCGTCGTTCATCGCTGCCCCAGCTGCCGGTAGTACGTAACCGGAATGTGCTGTTTCGACTTCGCGTACGCGTTCGGCGCGTCCGAGGGTTCGTCGAGGAAGTCCTGCAGCGCGGCGAGCTCGTTGAGTGCCTTGAGCCTCGCGAGCCCCTTCGCCTCGAGCTGACGAATTCGCTCGCGCGTGAGGTTCATGAGGACCCCCACCTCTTCGAGCGTGACGCCGCCGCGGTCTGCGATGTCGAGCGCGCAGGACTCGGGCAGGTCCCACACCTCGAGGTCCGGGAAGTTCAGCTTGATCGCGCCGGTGCGCTCCGAGACGTCCAAGAGCAAGTGGTACTTGCAGGAGACGAAGGGGCATGGACGCGCGGCAAACTCGCCCTGGGCGCAGTCTGCGCGCGTCTTCGGCTTCGGGTAGCCCGTCTCTGGGTAGGCTTGCTTGCCCCGCTCGAGCTCACGCTTCGACAGCCGCTTGATGGAGATCGTGCGGGCGCGAACACGCGCGTGCGGCCCCTCTTTGTCCAGTCGCTCTTCGGATTCATCGACCACCTCGTCGAGCGAGTCGATTGGCGCGCATCGCCCGTTGTCCCTATCCATGGCTTCTTCTCCTGTCGTGCACGGAATAGCGGCCGTTTACGCGGCCAAAGCGGGCGCGACGCCACGCTCGCGCGGCAGTGCGCTGGCGTAGAGACGGGCCTCGGAATCAGTGAGCGCGTCGAGCGCGTCGGACCAGGCGCGGAATGACTCGCGCGTCGGACGCGAGAGCCACGCGTCGCGCAGGTCGAGCACGAACCGGACGTGCGTCGGGAGCGAGCGGCGCGAGGTCATCGCTCGTCCACCCACTTGGCGAGGGATTCCAGCGCCAGCTCCGAGAGATCACGACGACCTTGGCCGACGACGAGCTCGTTTCCGTCAGACCATTCACGGGATTTCTCGTGCATCACCGCGCGCAGCCGCTCGACTTGTGCGAGCGAGACGGTCAGCGCCGAGATCGTCTCCAGCTCAGTCGGGCAGCTCAGCGAGAGGACCTTCAACGAGTCGACCAGCTCCGCGAGCGCCTCGTTGAACGCCTCGGCCGGGACGTACGCGTCGAGCTCGCTGTCGTTCGCCGCGTCGAGCGAGTCGAAGTGCGCCTTGCAGGCGGCGCAGACGATGACGCCGCGGCGTTCGGTGCGCTTGTCGATCGGCGCGCCGTGGTCGCCGTAGGCGCAGAAGAAACGTTTGGAATGACGAGCAGTGGTCGAGCGGGACATCGAAACCTCCGCTCCCGAAGAGATCCGGGGCAGAGGTGAAGTAAACTTATTTCACTATCTCGTCAACCGACTAAATTTACTTACTCGTCCCAGCCTCCCTCAGGGCCGATAAACACGTGGAATCCCTGACGATCGGTGAGCCTGCGCCGAAACACCCCCTCGCTCCGCGCGGGCGGGCGGCGCGCCTCTCGGGCCCAGCGGAACAGCTCCCAGTCGGTGAGCGGGATCTGCGGTCCCTTGCGCACGACGAGCTGCGTTCGCTCGAACAGCGGCACTTCGCAGAGCAGCGCGACGGGGTAGTCCATCACCTCGGCGAGACGCAGCGCGATCGTGTACTCGCTCACGACGAACTGCGTCGCGAGGCGCGGGAGATCGAGTCCCCACGCGAACACCGCTGCGCGCAGCGCGGGACGCGGGACGATCGCCGCGGCCGTGATGCGGTTGCACAGCCGCTCGATGTCTTGCTCGACGTAGGGGTTGGGCCTGTCCACGAGCCGGATCTCCGCGGCCTCGTGGCAGGGCCACCAATTCGCCGCGACGGGCTGGTCCGCGAGGCGGAGCGCGAGCTGAATGAGCCACGTCCCGTCGCTGCGGCGGAGGCACTGTGCGGGGCGACCGAGCTCGTCGAGCTCGCGCGTCCACTGGACGTTCTGTCGGCCCACGATGCGCTGCGCGAGCGTGATCCCGGTGACGGGGGTCACCAGGTCTACGCCGGCTGCGCGCCGCAAGCTGAGGGCCTCTCCCTCGACCTCGTCCTGCTCCCAGGCCATTGACGCGGTGATCCTCTCGCGCTCACGCACAGGGTCAACGCTTGGAGCCACTTTGCAGCAGCCTGAGAATGGCTGGAGCTCCACTCGAAACCAGCGTTTCTCGCGGGATCATCGCGAGCAACGGTCGGACATTCTATGTCCAGCCAGAGGGTGTTCAGTGGGTTGACGAAACTAGCGCGGTGCCCTCTTCGGCCGCTTCGCGCGGTGCGCTTCGATCTTGGCGTTCACGTCGTCGGACAGGGCTTCGCTCTTGGCGCGCGCGGCCGCGACGGCCAGCGGGTTCTCGCGCTCGAGCCGGACAGCTTCCTGCTCGTTCAGCACCGTGCGGATCCACCACATCTTGGGCATGTCCGTTGGCGACGAGAGCGCGCGCGACTCGACGCGGGTGACGACTTCGGGGTCGAGATCGGCGCGCAACAGTGCGAGCACGGCGGCGCGGTTGGGGTAGCGCTCGGGGCGCTCGACGCGCGTCTCTTCGAACTTCGCGGCGAACTCTCGCTCGGCGTTCTCCAGCACTTGATCGAGCGTCATGCCAAACAACCTCCCGACGCCCTTGGCGACCTTGATGCCGATGGAGCTGCGTTCCTTGAGGATCAGCCCGATCGCAGACTTGCTCACGCCTGACGCCTTGGCGAGCCCAGCCATGTTGCGCTGTGCGTCCGCCGGCGCCGTTCCCTCGCCCCGAAGCCACCTCGCCATGAGGTCACGGACGTAGGAGACAGCCGCTGGCGAGAGTTCAGTGTTTCCGTGCGTGCTCACGAGACGCAGGAAGCTTGCACGAGAGTCATGTGAAGTAATTCGACTAGTCGGCATAGGCGCATCCTTGACGGAGGAGTGAAGTAATTTTACTCTTCCACCCGTGATCCAGATCGACACCATCCCGACAGCGCCGCCAAACGCGATGCTGCTCAAGAGTTGGCTCAATGAGCTGGGGCTGTCCGCCGAGGACTTCGCCGAGAAGGTCGGCGTCACCAAGCCCACGATCTACGACTGGTGCCGCGGGAGCAGCCGCCCGACGAAGGCGCTGCACCAGCAGAAGATGGCGCTGCTCAGCGGCGGCCAGATCCAGCCGATCGGCTGGCAGACCGACGAAGAGCGCGCCGAGCTCGCCGCGCTGAAGCCGCTGCGTCCGGGAACGGAGGGCTGAGCGATGCGACGTCCCGCGTCCACGCGCCCTGAGCGCCCCGTTCTGCTGCGCGCCGCCAACGGCGCGACGCTCCTCGCCCACGGCCTCGTATACGCAGGTATCGCCGCGCTCGCCCTCACAGCGGCGCCGCTCGGAATCCTGCTGCTCGCGACGTCCGCCGTCATCGGCGGCTCCGCGGTGCTCATGGCGGGCGATGCCCAAGCCGAGCGAGAGCTCGACGAACCGACGTCTGTGCACGGAGGTGATGACCACGGGACGAGCGTGAGCCGTCCCGCGTCGCGATGCGAGGTGCGCCCGTGACCGTCGCCGACACCCAAACCGCCGCGCCCTCGGACAAGGAGCTGAGCGCGCGCCGGATCGCTGGGCGCGCCGCGTTCGCCGCACTGCTGCGCCGTCACCTCGACTTGAGTCTCTCGCGCGGCTTCTCGTTCGTCTCCTCGTGGGCGAGCGTGCTCGGCGTCGGCGAGGGCAAGATGCGCCGCTGGGCGCAGCCCGACCACATCCGCAGCGCGATCGCTGCGGGTGATCTCCACGCGCTCCCAGCGGCCGAGCTCGCCGACCTGCTGCGCTTCTGGCTTGCAGACGTCGAGGCGAGCATCGAGCCCGCGGAGCCCGCGACGGACCCACGCCTGCTCGTGGTCGTCTTCGCTGAGGCGATCGGAGATCTCGCGAAGAGCGCACGTAAGGCGATGGTCGACCGTCGCGTCACCCACCCCGAGTGGGCCGAGCTCGAGGCGAAGTTCGCGGCGATCGAGCGCGACGCGCGCGTAGCGCGGCTCGCCTGCGAAGCGGCCCGCAAGAGCGGGGGAGCCCGATGAGCGCGCCCGAGAGCTATCCCTGCCTCGCGTGCGACGCCACCGGCCAGCTCCGCGCGGTCGGCAAGTTCGCCGCTCGCCCCTGCCCGCGCTGCGTCGGGGGCCGGATGTCGCGCGAGCGCGTCGCGAAGCAGATCGTCAACGCCGCGATCTCAGTGCGGCAGTTCGGCTTCGGCGCCGAGCCGTACATCGCGCTCGCCGAAGCGTGCGAGGACGAAGGGCTGCTCACGCCCTGGCGCCGCGCGCACGAGCTGCTCGCTGAGCGAGGGCCGCTCGTCCGCTACGTCCCGATCGACTCGAACGGGAGGGTGTCGCTGTGAACTCACTGGAGATTCAGTGCTCGTTCTGCGACGCCGCGGCAACGGGATGCGCCCCGTCAGCCGGGGTGCGGAGCTGCGAGCGCCACACGGAAGCAGCGCAGCGCCTGGCGGTGGATGTCATCGACGCGCAGCCGATCCTCGCCGCAGCGCTCAACGACGCGCGCGTCTCGTTCGCGCTACAGGCCTACGCCCGAGAGGGGCAAGCGACAGAGGAGCCGTGGAAGCGCGCGCTCACAGCGGCGCAGGACATCGGCGCCGAAACCCTCATCGCGTGCACCGGCGGCCGTACGGTCCACACCGAGCTCGAAGCGATCGACGAGGGCTACCGCCTCGCGAACGCCGCGGAGTACTCGCCGCTCGCGCCGCATGTTCGCGCGAAGGTCGACCCGCTCATCGCCCAGCTGATCGCAGCGCTCCGCGACGTGAGCGCGAGACGTGGAGGACTCCGGTGACAGCGCACGACTTTCAGCCGGCGCGCGGCGTCGACGTGTGCTCGCGCTGTGGATGCGAGCGCCGCATCGCCTGGAATCCGCCGCGCCTGAAGCGTCACGACGGGGGTGCGCGATGATCGGCCACAGCGACGTCACGATCGAAGCGGACGAGCTCATCGTCGACCTGTTCGCCGGCGGAGGCGGGGCATCCACGGGCATCGAGCGCGCGAACTTCACTCAACCCATCAAGGCCCGGAGGGCAGCATGAACTCTCGCACTGTTGAACCGAACGCCTCTGCGGCCGCGGGCCGCTTCATCGACACCGCCGCAGAGCGCCCCATCGTCGAGCGGCAGACACCGCGCGCGCAGGCCGAGGCCTCGCCCGACGACTACGAGCGCTTCATCCACGGCAAGCGCGTCGAGGCGCCGGTGCGCGGCTTCGACGCCCCGCTTCCGCTGAGCCCCATCCTCAAGCCCTTCCAGGGCGCGATCGTGCTGTGGGCGCTCAAGCTCGGGTGCGCCGCGGTGTTCGCGTCGTTCGGGCTGGGCAAGTCCATGCAGCAGCTCGAATGGAGCCGACAGTGCGCCGCGCACACCGGCAAGGCCTCGCTCATCATCGCCCCGCTCGGGGTGCGCGCGGAGTTCCTCGCGGACGCCGCGAAGCTCGGCGTGGGGCTGCGGTTCATTCGCACCGACGCCGAGGCAGACATCGACGCGGGCGGCCTCTACCTCACCAACTACGAGTCGGTCCGCGAGAGGAAGATCGACCCGCGGCGCTTCGGCGCCGTGTCGCTCGACGAGGCGGACGTGCTGCGCGGGATGGGCGGGACGAAGACGTTTCGCGAGTTCATGGCGAAGCTCGAGCACGGCCCGGTGAAGTACAAGCTCGTCGCCACCGCGACGCCGGCGCCGAACGACTACCAGGAGTTGCTCGCGTATGCGGCGTTCCTCGGGGTGATGGACATCGGCGACGCGCGCACGCGGTTCTTCAAGCGCAACCCCGAGAAGGCCGACGACCTCACGATCCACCCACACAAGGAGGATGAGTTCTGGGCCTGGGTCGCGTCCTGGGCGTGCGTGGTGTCGAAGCCCTCGGACATCGATCCGTCGTTCGACGACTCGGATTACGTGCTCCCCGAGCTCCGGCTTCACTGGCACGAGCTCGCGACGGACCACCACGAGGCAGGGTTCGAGTCGAACGGGCAGGCGAAGCTGGTGAAGGACTCGGCGGAGGGCATCGTGGGCGCGTCCCGCGAGAAGCGCGACTCGCTGCCTCGCCGCGTCGCGAAGCTCGAAGAGCTCGTCCGAGGGCTGTGCCAGGGCGGCAACGTCATCGACCAGCCCGTGATCTGGGTGGACCAGAATGCCGAGCAGAAGGCCGTTGAGGGCGTGCTGACCAAGCTCGGGGTGACGTGCGTCTCGCTCTACGGCAAGGACGACCCGGACCATCGCGACGCGGCGATCGGCCGCTGGAAGCGCCGCGAGGTGGACGCGTTCGTCTCGAAGCCCGTGATGTTCGGCGCCGGGGTGAACCTCCAGCAGTCACACACGATGATCTTCGCGGGCATCGGGTACAAGGCGAAGGACTGGATGCAGGCGGTGCATCGCATCTACCGCTTCCTCCAGAGGCACCCGTGCGACGTCCACATGATCTACACGGACGCCGAGCGGGAGGTGCGACGCGCGCTCGAAGAGAAGTGGGCGCAGCACAAGGTGCTCGTCGCGCGGATGACGACCCTCGTGCACGAGCACGGCCTCTCGAAGATGCGCGAGATCGTCCGACGCGCGACGGACGTCAGCCGCGTCGAGGTGCGCACGCGCGACGCGGTGCTCGTGAACAACGACTGCGTGCTCGAGCTGCGATCGATGGCCGAGAACTCCATCGGCGCGGTCATCTCGTCGATCCCGTTCTCGATGCAGTACGAGTACTCGCCGCACTACCGGGACTTCGGGCACAACGAGTCGAACGAGGGGTTCTGGAAGCAGATGCGCTTCCTCATCCCCGAGCTGCTCCGGGTGCTCGAGCCCGGTCGCATCGCGGCGATCCACGTCAAGGACCGCGTCGTGCCAGGCGGCTTGAATGGGCTCGGGTTTCAGACGGTCTACCCGTTCCACGCCGACGCGATCCGCGAGTTCGCCGCGGCGGGATTCGGGTACATGGGCATGGTCACGGTCGTCACCGACGTCGTGCGGGAGAACAACCAGACCTACCGTCTCTCGTACACGGAGCAGTGCCGCGACGGGACGAAGATGGGCGTCGGGATGCCCGAGTACATCCTGCTCTTCCGCAAGCCCCAGACGGACACCACGAAGAGCTACGCCGACCGGCCGGTGGTCAAGCAGAGGGACGTCGACGAGCACGGCGCCAAGCGCACCGGCGAGCGCGTCTACTCCCTCGGCCGCTGGCAGATCGACGCCCACTCGTTCCACCGATCGAGCGGGAACCGACTGCTGCGCGCTGACGAGCTCGAGGGGCTGACGCACGCGGAGATGTTCAAGCTCTTCCGCGCGTTCTCGCTCTCGGACGAACCGTACGACTACGAGCACCACGTCTCGCTCAACGACAAGCTCGCGGAGATGAGGAAGCTGCCGACGACGTTCATGCTGCTTCAGCCGCAGTCGCGCAGCCCGCACGTTTGGTCGGACGTGATGCGCGCCCGCACCCTGAACACCGCGCAGAGCGCGCAGGGCCGCGAGCAGCACGTCTGCCCTCTTCAATTCGACATCGTCGAGCGGCTGATCAACCGCTTCACCATGGAGGGAGAGACAGTGCTCGACCCCTTCGGCGGCATCGGGACAGTCGCCTACTGCGCGACACGCATGATGCGCCGCGCCGTGAGCGTGGAGCTGAACCCCGCCTACCACCGCGACGCCGTGCGGTACGCGCGCGACGCTGAGCGCGAGATGGGCACCCCGACGCTCTTCGACCTGCTGGAGATCAAGGACGCGCTAGCGTCGTCTACGGTCGACGATGACGTGCCGGAAGAGGCGGTCGGCGCATGATGACCTGGTCGAAACTCGACTGTGCCTCGTGCTGGCACCCGAAAGTACTTCGCGTGGGCAACGAGGCATGGGGCGCGTTCCTGCGCATGGTGAGCCACTGCGCGCTGCAGTTGACCGATGGCGTGATCGACCAACGCACCGCGCTGGTGATCGCGGGTCGACAGAAGGTGATCGACAAGCTCGTCGCGGGCGGGCTGCTCGAGCTCAATGGAGACCAACTTCGGGTGCACGATTACCTCTCGTTCAACGCGAGTCGCGCTCAAGTCACTGCGAAGCGGGAAGCGAAGACCGAGCGTCAGAGCCGCTGGCGAAAGAAGGGCGGCGCAAACGCCGAATCTGCGCCAATCGCAGGGAAAAGCGGTGATGTAGACGCGTCTACAGAGCGTCTCGCGACGCATCTACAGCCCGTCTCCGACAGCGTCTCGCGACGCGTCACGAGACGCGACAGCGACGCCCGTGTAGACCGGGATACAGATACAGATACAGATACAGATACAGATACTCTCTCTAGTCTCTCTCACGTTCGACTCGAGAGCGGGGCGAGAGGGACGGAGCAGCCCACCGAGCGAGAGCGACGAGCGGACGTCGAAGCCGTCGCCGAGCGCGGCCGGTTGATCGACCCGGCGCTCGACCGAGAGCCATCGAGCGCCCCGCCCGAACCATCGGCGCCGAGCGTGCGGCTCGTGGTGGACCTGCTGAACGACGGGAGCCACGGGGCTCTCGCGCTCGTGGTCGACTCGAACAGCACACGGTTGCTCAAGGCGAAGATCCGGGAGTTGTTCGAGGGTGCGGACACGATCGACGTCGAGGACTACGCCACGCTCGCCCTGTGGGCCTGCCCGAAGTTCGGAAACGGGCTGAGATGGGCGACGTCGAAGGGCGAGGCCGTGAGCGCCGCGTGGCTCGTGCACGGCAGCAACCTCGCGAACGCCGTCGGACAGGCGCTCGCGTGGTGGCGACGTACTGGGCATCGGCAGCACCGCGCCGCGCTCGACGAGCTGCTCGCGCGTCACGGCGTCGAGCCTGCGGAGGAGATCGAAAGCGACGACGAGGACGCTGGCGTGGAGAAGGCGCCGCGCGCACCCGAAGCCCCCGCCCTATCGCCAGCGCCGACCGTGGCGCCAGCCATCGCCCGAGAGCGCATGCGCGCCGCGCAGGCTGCCCTGGCGGCGGCAGGAAGTGCCCCGCCGTCGCGTACGGCGGCCCCGTCCGTCGAAGCTGACCCCTCCGCCCGCACGTCGGAGCGTCGGAACCCAGCAGCGGGCACTGGACGGCCTCCTGTGGCCGATGACGCCGAGGCCGCGACGGCCAAGCTCGAAGATCGACGAGCGCTGATCCGCGCCCAACTGGCGGAGGCCGCCGCACGGAATCTCACGCGACCGGCGGCGGCGAAGGTGCCGCCTGACGAACCAGAGCCAACGCAGCGCGCGGTGGGAGGTGAGCGATGACGCTGGTCGAGCGCAGAGCGAAGGGCGCGCGCGGTGGCCGTCAGCTCTCGGGACCCGACGATCAGGAATTCGCCGAGCTCGTGAACCGTCGCGAGCGAGACGCGCGGAGCAACACCCCACCACCGCATGACCTCGAGGCGGAGAAGGCCGTGCTCGGGGCGCTCATCCTCGAGCCAGACCTCTTCCCGCTGGTCGACGCGATCGTGCGCGCGGACGACTTCTACCACCCGGCGCACGCGGCGATCTATCGGGCCATGAGCGCGGTCGCGAGCAGTGAGCAGCCGTTCGACGTGCTGACCATTTCAGACGAGCTGCGGACGATGGAGCGGCTGAACTCCGTCGGGGGGATGCAGTACCTCGGGGAGCTGACGGAGAGCACCCCGACGACGCGTCATGTCGAGCGCCACGCGGAGATCGTCGTTTCTCTACGGGGCGCACGCGACTTCGCGCGATTCGGGATGCAGCTCTACGACGCAGCGATGCGCGGCGGACGTCCCGATGAGCTCGCGGTGCTCACTTCGAGCTTCCTCGCATCCGGAGTGCGGACGAGCCAGAAGCTCGAAGTGATCTCCCTCGAAGCGATCACCCGCAACGAATACGACCGCATCGGTGCGACCCTCGAGCGACGCGACCGCGGCGAGCGGCCCATCGACGAGATCCCGACGGGGCTAGCCTCGCTCGACGCCGCGATCGGCGGCGGTACCCAGCGCACGCACCTGATCGTCATCGCCGCGCGCCCCGCCATGGGCAAGAGCGCGCTCGCTGGCGAGCTGCTCTTCCTCTCGTCGCAGGCGACCGGGGACTGGTCGGTGTTCTTCGCGCTGGAGATGACCTGCGTCGAGCTGCAGCGTCGGTACGTCACCGGGCTCAGCGGCGTGCCGAACGACGTCATCCGACGCGCGGCGTTCACCGAGGAGCAGATGGACGCGTACAACGCCGCGGGACCCATCGTCGCGAGGGTGCCGGTGTTCGTCGTCGACGCCGCCGGCCAGACGCTCGCGGCGATCCGATCGACCTGCGTGAAGCTGAAGGCACGCGCCGAGGCGGAGGGCAAGCGGCTCGGGCTCGTCGCCGTAGACTACCTGCAGCTCATGGAGGCCGAGGGCGCAGGCGGAGCGAACGACGCGAGCCGAGAGCAGTTCATCGCGCGCGTCAGCCGCGGGCTGAAGGTGCTCGCCAAGGACCTCGACGTCACCATCCTGTGCCTCTCCCAGCTCAACCGCGCGCTGGAGAGCCGCTCGGACAAGAGGCCCATGCTCTCGGACCTCCGAGAGTCGGGCGCGATCGAGCAGGACGCAAACCAGGTGTGGTTCATCTACCGCGACGAGGTCTACGACAAGCAGAGCCAGGACAAGGGGGTGGCGGAGATCATCATCGCCAAGCAGCGCGATGGGAAGCCGACCACCGTCCGGCTCGCGTTCGACGGCAGCCGCACCTGGTTCAGCGAGTTCGCCGATGAGGACCCGCGACGGTTCGAGGCGCCGTACATCCCGCCCGAGCGCGGAGGCAAGCGCGGCAAGAAGGGCCAGCGAGGTGAGCATGGCGCAGGCGGTGGGTACGGCGGAGCGTACGATCACGCGAGCGGCCCCGAGGACTTCGGGGGCAACCCGAGCGGGGTGGAGTGGTGACAGTCCGCTTCGAACAGCCAGGCGCGCGCATCCCGTCGACGCCCGAGGAGATCGCCGCGTACCTCGCGCGCAAGACCGAGCGGCTCACCGTCGAGGGAGAGGCGCACCACCGCGCTGCCGAGGCCATCGCTGCTCTCCGGCAGGAGCGAGGCGCAGGAGCCGAGGGAGAGGACGTGCTCTCGAGGCTCGAGGGGGAGGCTCGTGACAGCGCAGTGAGAGCGTTTCGGGCTGCGCTTTTGCTGGTAGACACAACGCCCGCGAGCGATAGAGCCGACGGCTCCAGCGAGGGCAGCTGAGCTCTCGGCGGCGGGGCGACGCGAGGGGTGAGCGACGGGGAGCGATACCAGCGCGACCATTTGGTGACACCCGCTCGGACAAATGGGCCTTCCCGCGCGGCCATGCGAGGTGCGGCACATGGCGAACGCGCACCCCACACGCGCTACCGGCAAACCGTCGCTCGCGCTGCAGCTGGCGAGGTACACGGCGCACCTCCGCTCCCTCCCGCTCGGGGAGGTGATCGCTGCCCGCGTCACCTTCGCAGCGGCCGAGGCGGGCGTCATCGAGCCGGGCGTCCGACCGGAGCCTGCGCCCGATGCGGCGCGTACGTTCCGCGACACCACCCTGCGCCTCTCGTCCCTCGTGCAAGCGCAGACCGGAGACCCGGAAGCGCGGCGCGCGGTGGAGGAGGCGTTCGCCGAAGCCGGGCGCTTCGTGCTCGGGCGGTTCGTCATCGCGACGGGAGAGGGCGTCAACGAGGCGAACGCGGCGCAGGCTCGGCGTGGATCCCACAAACGGACCCGCTCACTGGAGAGCTTTTCTACAGACATCGAGACGAGGAAACGATGAGCGACGAGACGCGACCGTTTGGCCTGACTTGGACGAAGCGCGTGCGGTCGACCGAGTGGGAGGCGTCCGTGGGCGCATTCAGCGCGTTCGTGCTCGATGAGCCCGAGGACACGCGGTTCAGCTACGTGCTCAGCGTGAACATGAACGCTCACGAATGGGTCCAGCGCGAGTCATCGCCCGCGACGGAGGAGTTCGTCTGCGCGAGGTGCGGCGCGCGCAAGGCCAGTGAAGCACCCTCGTTCGCGGCCCCGTTCCCGATCATCACCACGACGGTCGAGCTCGAAACCCGCTCGGAGACGAACCAGCACACCCACTGGCGGGAGCGGAACGCCCGCGCGCGAGAGGCGAACGCCGTCGTGTTCGACGCGCTCGCGATGCTCGCCGAGCGGCCGGACGCGCAGCGAGGGCTCGTCGTGCGGATGACGCGCATCGTCGGGAGCGAGCGGGAGTTGCTCGACGACGACAACGTCGCGGCTGCGCTGAAGGCGGTGCGCGACGCGGTGGCTCGGTGGCTTGGCATCGACGACCGCAGCCCGTGCGTGACCTGGATCGCCTCGGAGATGCAGGCGCCCGGCCCGATGCGCGCGCGGCTCGAGCTCTTCTACCGCGGGGGCATCGGCGAGCAGTTGCCCGGCGTCGTGGTGCTCGATGCCGCGTCGCTGCTCGCCGTCGCAGAAACCGCTGCGCTCGCAGCTCGCGCCGGGCTGTCCGCGCACACGCTCGCCACGCTCGCGCGCGCCGGCCTTTTGACAGCGGGATACCAGCGCGACCATTTGGTGACACCCGATCTGACAAATGGGCCTTCCCGCGAGGCCATGCGAGGTGCGGAACATGGCGAGCGACGCGGTGATGCCGAGAGGCGTTGAGCAGGACAGAATCGACTGCCATGGGTGCACGGGCGCGGCGAAGCGCATGCTCATCGAGGGAGTGGACTCGACCTGCCCCGTGTGCGGGACGGTGTTTACGACCGACGCGGAGGTGATCGAAGAGCGACTGCGAGAGGCGGTGGGCGAGCGCTGCAACGGCACCGGCGCGCGGCCCGACGACGCGGCCACCGCGGCCGCACGCCCTGCAGAGGCTGCTGCGCGGGAGCATCGCGCCTCGGGCCGACGAAGCTCAGCCAAGCGCGGAAGCGATGTGCGATCGCTGCTCTCGCTCTCGGCCGAGGACGCAGCGCAGGTGCGAAAGACCATGGACCTCGACGCACAGTGGGCGCGCATCCGAGTCGTCGTCGATGCGCTCCTGCGGTGGGAGCACACCCTCGAGATCAACGAGAACTCCGCGCGCTCAGGCACCAACGGATCGAACTGGCTCCGCGGGGTGATCGGGCTCGTGAGCGCGGACATGCTCAAGGAGCGCCCCGAGCTGCGCGCGTTCGCCAAGGCTCCGCTTGTCATCGGGCCGGGACACACCGGAAGCGTGGGCGACAGTTCCAACGCGATGCCTGACTTCAAGGCGATTCCGGTGAACGCCGAGACGATCGTGCGCTTCAACGCGCTGAGTCCGCGCTCGCGGGCCACTGCCATCGCGGTGCGCGACGACGGCCAGGGCGATCGCCTCGTGACGCGCGTGCTGCGCGACGGGCACCTGCCCGTGTCGCTTGGGCTGGAGCAACGGGTGGGACTCGAGATCGCGCCGCCCGAGGTCCGGCAGAACTGGTGGCACGAGCTCGCGCGAGGCAACCGCGGCGCTCTGCTCACCGGCTCGAAGCTCTATGGGTGGGAAGCGCTCTGTGCGCTCGAGCGAGAGTGGAACGCTGTGGAAACCACCGCGCGAACGGGCTGAGTGGCGCGCGTTTTTTGACGAGCGATTGGGGACAAGATACGCCTTTCAGCGGGGAGAGGTGCGCGCAGATGGCGACAGTCGTTTCAGCACCGCAGTTCGCGGCCATGCTCTCGGACGCGGGTGAGCCGACCGATCGCCGAACGGCGACGCGCTGGTTCAACCTGTGGCGAGCGCGCGGCGTCCCTCACGTTCGCGAGGTCGTAGGCGGGCGCGGCGGACGCGGCGGCGTCTCGCTCGCGCTTACGCTCGAAGGGCTCGCCGCCTACTGCCGCGGGGAGCTGTCGATTCGCTGACGAGGGACACGATGAGCACGCGCGACATCATCCTGGTCGTGCTGCTCTGGCTCACGACGCTCGGCGCGTGGGTCCTGTTCCTCTCTCCCCCATCGGACCCTCCACCACCGGCTCGCCGCTCTCCATCGGCGCATCGGTGGCGGGTGGTTCGCACCGGGCCTGTGAAGGCCCAACCACTGTCGTGAGACAGAGGCGTCTGGCCCGGCGTCGCCCGGAGCGTCGCGCGCGAAGCGCACGACCGGCCAGCGCGAAGCACCCGCATTGAGTTCGGTTGTCTCGACAACACGACCGTCTCCCGGCTGCGGGGAGCCTCGCTCGCGGGGCAACAGCGGCGACTTCACACCGCGCCCGAGGGGCGCAGGGGCAACCACCATGGACTATCGCTCGAACGCGTGCCCGATGTGCAGCGGCCGCCCGCTCAACCTCGTGCGGCCGGAGCCCATCGGCTACCACCGCAACGGCACAGAGAAGCCGACGTACGGCAAGCGCGCGCCATTCGTGCAGCGCTGCCTCATCTGCGACGGCACCGCGCCTAACAGCGTTCGCTACGGCGCCGTCACCCAGCGCTCGTTCTCGCACCGCGAGCCCTGCTGACGCTTCACCCTGCCCTCCGCTCCGGCGCGAGGACCTTCGAAGCTGCGCGTTGTTCGCGGGACCAGCGCGCAGCTTCGAGGCTCTTCGCGCCGAGAAAGACGACGACCCGATGCGCGTGCGCGCGTTCTTCCTGATCCGCGACGCGGACAGCATCGAGCGTGTCTCGGTGCATTACCGCTGCTCTCGCTGGAGCCGTCGCGCTCACGAGAGCGACCGAGCAGCGGGAGCAAGCCGAGATCGACGAGCAGTTGGCGGAGGAGCTCTACGAGCGCTCGCTCGCGGTGCTCGCGAAGGCGCTCGGCGATCGGCAGATGGACGACTGAAAGAAGGTCCACCATGGCCGCGGCGAAGACCGCCAAGCGATCACGCGGCAAAGCCAAGCCGCCCGCGCGACAGCGCGAGCGCGCGCCGAAGCACGCGCCCGAAAACCACGCGGAGGATGTGCACGACGCCGCGGCGTTCGTGCCGAACTCTCCTGCGCCCCGTCTGCGAGGCCGCGCGACGGTGCTCACGGATGAGCTCGAGCGAGCGCTCGTGCGCAAGCTGGAGTGCGGCACGTTCGTCGAGCAAGCGTGCGCCGAGGTTGGGCTCGCCCGGCCAACATTCTACTCGTGGATGAAGCGCGGCCGCACGCCGACCGAGGGGCGACCGAACCCCGCGTTCGAGCAGCGGTGCGAAGAGTTCGCAGCCAACGTCGACGCGGCGCGAGCGCGAGCGCAGGGCATGATGCAGCGCGTGCTCTTCGCGAAGGGCATCGGCGGCTCTGCCGATGGAGGTGACCCAGAAGCGACGCTCGATGCGCGCGCGGCCGAGGCGTACCTCCGCACCCTCGACGCGCAGCAGATCGCCGTGGAGCGATCGGCCAAGGCGAAGCTCGAGCGCGAGAAGATGCGGGAAGAGATCAATCAGTTGCGCGCCGGCGGCCGCACGAACGCACAGGTTCGCCGCGACGCGGAGCAGCGCACGGCGGAAGAGATCCTGAAAGCCTTGGCGACCGTCCTCAATGAAGAGCAGTACGCGCACGTCCTCGGTGTCATCGCAGGTTCGGTGGGCGGCGAAGACGCTATTGAAGGGGAACCCGAAGCGGGGCGCGGGAGTGCTCGAAGCGCTGGCGACCGCGAAGAAGCCGCGCACGGCTCTGGCGAAGGCGAGGCGTCAGGCAGGTGACCTCTCCCGCTACCGGAACGACCCCGTCGGGTTCTCGCGAGACATCCTCGGCACCGAGTTGTGGGAGAAGCAACGCGAGATCGCGCAGGCGATCGCCGACGGTGAGCAGCGCATCTCGGTGCGCTCCGGCCACAAGACCGGCAAGACGCGGCTCCTTGCTTGCCTCGCGCTCTGGTGGCTCTTCACCCGCGACGAGGCACAGATCATCGTTACAAGCGCGTCGGGCCGTCAGGTCCGCAGCGTCATCTGGAAAGAGATTCGCAACGTCGCGCTGCGCTCGGCGCGCGTGAAGCTCCCGAGCGTGAGCGACGGGCTGCACAAGGTGCCCGACGCGGGCTATCAGCTCGAGGATGGCCGGGTGCTCCTCGGCTTCTCGACGAGCGAGCCCGAGAAGATGGCGGGCTTCTCCGGGCCCGAGCAGCTCTTTCTCTTGGACGAGGCCTCGGGCATCGACGAGGAGATCTTCGAGGCGATCGAAGGCAACCGCGCCGGCGGCGTGGTGATTGTGATGTTCTCGAACCCGACCCGCACCAGCGGCGAGTTCTTCGAGAGTCATCACCGCAAAGCGAAGTCTCCGAAGAACCCGCACGGCTACAAGACCTTCCGGCTCTCGTCCGAGGACGCGGCGAAGGTCACCCCGCACATTCGCGGGCTCGCGCGACAGGACTACATCGACGAGAAGCGCGCGGAGTGGGGCGTCGACTCGACGCTCTACGCGGTACGCATCCTCGGGGAGTTCCCGAAGCAGGGCGCGAGTTCTGTGATCCCGCTGCACATGGTCCACACCGCGCGCGAGCGCGGCAGGCAGTATGCGGCGCACCACAGACCGAGACTCGATGATGCGCCGGAAGACGTCTCGTCGCTTCTGCCCGATCCAGCGGATCGGCTCGAGATCGGCGTCGACGTCGCACGCTCAGGTGGAGACAAGTCGGTGATCGCGCTCCGGCGCGGACCGCTCGTGTATCCGCTGCGAAGGTTCGTCGGCCTCGACTCCAAGGCGCTCGCGCTCGAGGTCCTGAAGGCCGTCGAGTGCTTCAACGCCCGCGCGCCGAACGTCACCAGCACCCCGCGTGTGAAGGTCGACGCGAACGGCGTCGGCGCCGGCGTGTTCGATGAGCTCGCGTGGTGGGCCAACGAGCACCCCGGCGAGCTCATCGTGATCGGCGTCATGTCGAGCGCGAGCCCGACGCGGGACGAGCGCACCTACGCCAACCTCCGCGCGCAGATGGCGTTCGAGACACGGTCGTTCCTCGCGAGCGCCGCGCTGCCCGACGACGACCACCTCGAGCAGGACTTGCTCACGCCCGAGTATCGGTTCGCGAAGGATCGTCGGCTGCTGATCGAGTCGAAGGACGAGCTCTTCAAGCGGCTCGGCCGATCACCGGACGACGGCGATGCGCTGAACCTCTGCGTCTATGAGCCGCCCATCAATCCCCAGGCGAACGACGATGTCGTCGGCTCCGCCAGCTACACCCGCTGAGAGCGCACCCATGGCAGACAGCACGCCCACCGCGCTCGAGGAAGACACCCGCTCCCGCTGGGCGATCTCGTGGGACGCAGAGATGATCCGCGCTGCCGAGCGCTCTGCTTCGTCGGGCTCGCTCAGCCTCGCGGCGGCGCTGTGCGACGAGATGATCAAGGACGACCGCGTCTCGCGGGCGATCCGCATCCGCGCGCGCAGCCTGATCCTCTCGCCCCCCAAGTGGGAGTCTGGCGCTGGCGGCAAGCGCACCGCGCTGACCGCAGAGCGCAGGCTGCACACCGAAGAAGACTGGTACACGATGGCGCCGAGCAACCAGCTCGGCGAGTTGCACCAGTGGGGCATCATGCTCGGCATCGGCTTCGCGCAGCGCGTCTGGAAGACCGCGCCCGGCTCGGGCCGCTGGGTGCCCACGCTCGAGGCGTGGAACCCGCGCAGCTTCCGCTGGGAGGCCACGGAGAAGACCTGGCGCGTACGCACCAAGGACGGTGACGAGCACAACGCCGGCCCCGATCGGTTCGTGATCTACACGCCCTTCGGCGTGAAGACCCCCGCGAAGCGCGGCGTGTGGAGCGCGGTCGCGCAGTGGTGGCTGCTCAAGCAGTACGCCAAGCACGATTGGCTCAAGCAGGGCCAACAAGCGCGGGGCTCGACGGTGCTCACGCCTCCTGCGCCCACCGGCGCGCCGATGCAGGCGGGCGACGAGCGCGACAACGGGCAGCTGCGACGGCAGCGACAGGTGCTCGTCGACTCGATCATGGCCAAGGTCGAGGAGCGCGTGATCGCGCTGCCCTCGGGCTGGGACATGAAGCTCGTGCAGATGGCCGCGTCCACCCACGCGACCTATCAAGCGCAGATCGAGCTCGCCGACCGCGGCATCGCGATCGCGATCACTGGGCAGAACCTCACGTCCGAGGTCACGGGCGGCTCGTACGCCGCGGCGACGATCCACCGCGAGGTGGAGCGGACGCTCATCATCTCCGACACGAACGCGCTGATCGACACGCTCCACGACGAACTGCTCACCCACTGGGCTGCGTACCACCTGCGAGAAGGCGCGGCGGGCGCGCCCTGGCCCGCGTGGGACACCGCGCCACCGCAGGACCGCAAGGCCGAGGCGGACGAGCTGACGGCCACGGCTGCCGCGGTCACGTCGTGGAACACGCTGCTCGCGCCGCACGGGCAGCAGGTCGACATCATCGCACTCGCGAAGGACCGCGGACTCCCGCTGAAAGAGCTGGAGAAGGCGATCACCTAGCGCGAGATCTTTGCGTACCACCTGCAACACGGGCTGCTCACGAAGAACGAGCTCCTCGAATACCTCGGCTATCCGCCGGTCGCGGGTGGGGACGAGGCGCCGACGCCCGTCGTCGCAGCCACGCCTGACCAAGCGGCGTGACGCGCCGCCCTCAACACGAGGCATTCACTGATGACGTACGCACCGGACGCCCCGGACGTCACGCTGGAGATCCCGCGCGACGCTGACCCTGTCATGGCCATCGAGGCCATGTACCCCAACGGCACGAGCCGTCTGCTCGTCGCCTCGACGCACGTGCACGCCCTTCGCAGCGGACGGAGCATTCGCCGCACGGACGTGCAGCGCACGCGGCCGCTCGCGCTCGTGAGCGCCACGCTCGCCGCGGGAGCCGAGGCAGCGATGCCCAACGACGCTCGACCGTTCCAGGTCAGCGATGGCGTGGCCTACTTCAAGATCGAAGGGCCGCTCGCGCGCGAAGGGGGCTCGTACTTCTGGTGGTCCTGGCAGGGCTACGACCAGATCCAAGCGGCCGTCGAGCAAGCGCTCGGCGCGAAAGACGTCAACGCGCTGGTGCTGGTGATCGACTCTCCCGGCGGCGAGGTGTCCGGCTGCTTCGACTGCGTGCGTCGCATCCGCGCAGCGAAGGAAGCGTCGGGCAAGCCGATCATCGCGTACTGCGATCCACTCGCGGCGAGCGCGGCGTATGCCATCGCGAGCGCGGCCGACCGCATCGTGGTGAGCGACACCGGCGAGGTGGGCTCCATCGGCGTGATCATGTCGATGTTCGAGTACTCGAAGGCCTACGAGGCCGAAGGCATCAAGCCGAACATCATCACCTCGGGTGAGCTCAAGGCGACGGGCCACCACGCCATCGAGATGACCGATCGCCAGCGCGAGGCTGTGCAGCGTGACATCGACCAGCTCGCGGAGATCTTCGCGAAGGAGGTCGTCGCCGGCCGCGGCGGCACCGCGAAGCAGTGGCTCGGGCTCGAGGCGGACACCCGCATCGGCACTGCAGCGGTCGACGCCAAGCTCGCCGACGCGATCGGCGACCTCGACACCGCGGCGCAGCTCGCCTCTCAGTTGGCGGGCAAGAGCAAGCGCGCGAGCGCGGAGCGAGGCGCGGGTGATCTCACGGCGAGCACCGCAACCACGTTCGATCTCGCCCCGCTCACCCCCATCGAATCCGCGGACGCCAAGCTGGCGCGCGGGACCACCACGGACGGCCAGAGCAATCGCTCGTCGGCCGCTCCTTCTCCTGGAGACTCGACGACCATGACGACTTCTGCGACCCGTTCCATGCTCGCGCTCGCCCTGTGCGCGGCGCTCTCGATGTCCGTCACAGCGACGGACGAAGAGCTCATCAAGAAGTTCGATGCGCGCGAGGCCGAGCGGCGCAAAGCTGACGAGGAGCACAACGAGCTGCTCGTGGCGCTCGGCGCGAAGGACACCCCCTCGGCCAAGCTCGCGGTGACCGAGCTCAAGCTGGCGAAGGCCACGCTCGACGACAAGCTCGCCCAGGAAGCCGAAGCCGCGAAGGCCGAGGCGCTCCGCAAGGAGGAAGAGGCGAAGGTCAAGGCGAAGGCTGACGCAGACCGCAAGGCGAGCCTCCTCGCCGACGCGCACAAGCGCGGTCTCGTGAGCGCGGCCACGATCGAGCTGCTCGAAGACCTGCCGCTCGCGCGCGTCGAAGCGCACATCGCCAAGTGCTCGCCGGTCGGCGGCAAGCCGCTCGAAGAGCCGCCCGCGGCCAAGACGGCCGAGCGCAACGCCGAGGGCCGCGAGCTCTTCAACGGCAAGACGTTCGAGCAGATCACCTCCGTGTCGGAGATGCTCAAGCTCGAGCAGGAAGAGCCCGAGCTCTACGCGCGCATGCGCGCCGACGCTGTGAAGCGCGGCTTCGCCAAGGGCTGACCCCACGCACCCGCCGAGCCGCACACCTCGCCCGCACCGGGCGACGTCGGCCACGGCACCACCGACTGCCCTCCGTCCACCCCCGTTCGGCGCGGATTCGCCGCGAGGTTTCACACTCCCATGACCACCACTCGCTCGTCCTACGCTCAGCGTCGTGCCGTTGCCGACGCGCTCCGCAACCGACTCCGCGGAATCAACGTGCTCGCACAGTCGGGCGTCGTTCAGGTCCTCGCGAACCTGCCCGGCGGCCGCAAGGGCTCGATCGTCGACGTCCCGATGGACGTTGCACTCGCACGCTTCAAGTCGCGCAACGAGGCATCGTCCATTGCCGCGTCCGACCTCGGCGACACGTTCCAGTCGATGACCGTCGAGCAAGCCTCGATGGGCTTCACAATCTCGCGCGGCGCGACCCTCGCCAGCGACAACGATCCTTGGGTCAAGGTCGACGAGAACGTCGCCGTCGCGCTCCCTGCGCTCATCGAAGATCGCGCCGCTGCGGCTGCTGCGGCGTCGAGCACGGCCGTCTCGCTCCCGGCGACGCCCACGGCGACTGTGACCGAAGACCAGCTCGATGAGTTGCTCTACGCCTTCGGCGACGAGTCGCAGGAGGGCACGCTCATCCTCGGCCACAGCGCCCACCACAAGGGCGTCGTGAAGCTGAAGGACACGAGCGGCGCGCGCATCTTCCGCCCCGCCGTGCAGAACGGCCCGGTGCTCGTGCACGGCAAGCCGATCATCGGCTCCGACGCGGTGCCCCAGTACTACGAGTCGGGCAACCGCTCGTTCGTCTCTGGCGGTGGCACCACGGTGGCGGGTGACCTTTCCGCGTCGGGCTCGCTCTCGCGTCACGTCAAGAAGACGCTCTACGTGAAGATCACCGGCGCAGGCCTCGGCCCGGCGGCGACCTTCGCCTGGGCGCTCGCGAAGGACGGCGAGACGCCGACCTACTCGGCCTCGGCGGCGGTCGCGGCGAGCGTCGCGCTCGGCGGCACCGACCTCGTGCTCTCGTTCAACGTCGCGCGCACCTACTCGGTGAACGACGTCTGGACGCTGCTCCCGAGCGCGGACCTCATGTTCCTGCGCCCGAAGTCCGTGCTGTTCACGTTCGACGACAACCTCTCGATCCTCGAGCAAGTCAACGCGTCGGTCGACACGATGGACCTGTGGGCTCACGTGTACTTCGCGGTCGCCGCGCTCGATCGCATCGATATGTCGGACATGTCCGGCATCGCCAAGGTGAGGACGAAGCTGTGAGCAACATCCCAGTCGCATCGGCCGCTCCGCCGCCGGCAGGAGGATCGGTTGCGGTCGCTCCGGCGCCCACGGTCGCGATCCCCGTCGCTCCCGCTGCGCCGATCCCCGTCGCTCCTCCAGCGGGGGCGACACCAGCGGGCGCGATCCCCGTCGCCCGCCCCGCGGGCGTTCACCTCTCGCCGAGCGAGATCGAAGACCGCATCGTCGCGCTCGAAGCGAAGTTCGCCGCGCTCGCCAGCGCCACCGTCGAAGGAGCGCTGGCGCACGACGCGGCCGAGCCCTCACCGGAGTTCGTCGCGCAGGTCTCGGACCTCGTCGCCGACAAGCTCGGCGAGAAGTTCGGGCCCATCGTCGACGACCTTCGCGCGCGCGTCGAAGCGTCGGTGGCCGAGATGAAGTCCACGATGTCGGAGATCACGCTCTCGGTCGGCGGCATCGTCTCTCCGGCCCCGTCCGAAGGGGCAGCCGCTCCCGCCGCGCCCGAGCTCGCTGCGGAGGCACCTGCGCCTGCCGCAGCGCCCGTAGCCGATCCCCCCGCTCCGGCCTCGACCGAAGCCGCGAAGCCCGCCGCCAAGCGCGCGCGCTGAGCACGCAAGCACCATCACGACCCGTTCTCCGGAGCACGCACCCACATGGCCCTGTCCACCGAGAATCGCATCAACGTGAAGCTCGAGCTCTCGTGGTTGCGCGCCCGCGGAACGACCGTGTTCGTCACGACGCCCACCGAAGATGACGCGCTCGCGGCCCTCACCTCCGACCAGGAGGCGATGATCGCCGCGCTCATTCCGCGGCTGGACGCAGTGGCGTGCGCCGCCGTAGACCCCGAAGTCGCGCGCGTGAAGCGTGTGAAGGACTTCGAGCTCTTCGAGGGCGCACTGAGCAACCTCAACGCGCAGCGCGAAGACATCGCGCGGCAGATCGCCGACGTACTCGGCCTCATCGACTATGCGAACGAAAGCGGCGCCTTCGCCGTCTCTGGCCAGTGCGCGCGCTCCTCGTTCATGGACTGCGACTGCGATGGAGAGGAAACCACCTCGTGAGCCTCCTCGACACGGCGCGCCGCGCCTACCTCTCGGGCGACCGCATCATCGAGCGCATGGGCCTCGCGGTCTTCCGCGTCGGCGTGCTCGAAGAGGGCAGCACCGAGGCGTTCGGCGTTCCTGACGCAGACCGTACGCAGCACGTTCGGTGGATCTCGCCGGCGCCGCGCGTGCGCAAGATCGACACGCTCCAAGCCGCGCACATCGGGTTCTCGGTCGGCCCCGGCTCGAACCTCGACGGACAGCGCGATGTCTACGAGGTGATCATCCCCCGCGCGGCGGAGTGCACGCGACCGGACGGCAGCACCTTCGTTGTCGGCTCGCGCGTCGCCGACCTCTTCCCGACGGACGGCTCGCCGAAGAGCCGCACGACGATCGTCATCGCCGATGCGCGGGACGACGGAGAGCTCGGGCGCGAGGGCGTGCCGTTCGTCATCGAGCGCATGCGCACCGATGAGGTCGTCATCACGCTCTACGTCGTGCAGGCGCAGGTGATGGATGAGGGCTGAGCGATGGCGCTTCGCGCGATGTTCGATGAGGTCTCACAGACCCTCGACGACATGGAAAAGATGCTCGACGGAGAGGGCGTCGACGACGAGGCGCGCCTGCCGATCGCGGAGATTCGCCGTCGCAACGCCGCGCTCATCGACGCGCAGGTGCTCCGCCGCTGGCGACTGATCATCCCGGGACAGCGCTCCGCGTCGCTCTCGAATCAGCGACTCTTGCACCTTTTTCAGCAAGCAGACCGGGACTTCGAGCAGGACACCGTCCAGCTTCGCCAAGCTCGGCGCGCCATGCTGCGCCGTCGCTTCGCGACCCTGCCTCGGCTGGCATCGTTCAACGAGGTGGCCGAGTTCGACGCGGGCACGATCAAGCACTGGGTGACCGAGCGCCGCCTGCAGCGCGGCGGAGGGGACCTGCTGCTTCCGCGCCTCTCCGAATCCACGCTCGCATCGAAGGCGCGCCGCGGGTTCGGTGGCGAGCCCATCGGCGTTGCGTCGGGCCAATGGCGCGACGCGATCCGCAAGAACGGCCGGGTCGAGTTCTACTGACGAGGCACGACAAGAGTGACTGCACCCAGCGAGACCGCCGTTATCGCGCGAATCAAGGACATCCTCGAGGGTCGCGGCGCAGACGGGGCGCTCGGCGCCGATGCACAAGCGCGCGCGATCCCCGCCAAGTTCTTCCGCCTCACCAACCTCGACCCATCGTCGCCGGCGCTCGCGGGCTCTCTGGTTGACCGCGGCGTGCTCGTCGCGTTCGACACCCGCAACGACCGCATCCCGCGCAACGTTCACGGGCCACACCGCAACGGTCGCCACCGCATCGTCTTGCGCATCGGGTACGTCGCGAGCACGGCGGGCGACGCGTGGGAGTTCGTGCACGGCGAGAGCACTGAGGCGGCCAAGAAGGCCGCCGCTCGAGGATGGCAGGCGCGCGCGCACGACGACGCGCTCCGCATCGCCAAGGCGCTCGAATGGTTCGAGCTGCACGGCAACGACACGAACCCGATCATCGAGCAGATCGTCTACGTCGGCACGTCGGCCCCCGCGGTCGACTCCGTGCGCGGCGTCGCGCAGGTCGAGTTCGAAGTGTGGACCGAGAGCACCGAATGAACACGATCACCGAGTGCATCGAGCGCGAGTACTCCTCGCTCGAGGAAGCGCGCGCGAGCGCGCCGACCGACATCCTCGAAGAGTGCGCCGCGCGCCGCGCGCAGCTCGTCGCTCCGCTCGCGTACGTCGAGCGCGAGGGCAAAGGCATTGCGAGCGCCGCGCTCCGCATAGCTGCGCCCGCCACCACCGAACCGGCGCCCGAGCCCTCACCGCCCGATGTCGCCGCCGACATTGGCCCCGATGAGCCTGCGCCCGCTGCCACGAACGATTCCCCGAGGACGATCGAGTCATGACCACCCCTCCTCTCAACGACCAGAACGTCGCGTGGTTCGGCATCGAACCTTCGTTCGAGACGCTCGCGACGCTTCAGCCTCTCATCATCGAAGCGGGCTCGTTCCAGCCCGACTTCTCGCCAGAGATGCTCAAGGACAACGACGGATCGGCGCGCCTTTACGACGCGCAGACGCCCATCGAAGGACTGTCCAAGGGCGGCGCGAAGTTTCAGACGAAGATGCGCCCGCACGCGGCGCAGATCACTGCGGCCGCTCCGGTCGCGCCGCACCCGGCGCAGATCCAGCTGCTCGAGATGGTCATGGGCGGACTCCAGGTCGGCGCGGGCTCTGCGCTCTCCACGGGCACGACGTCCAGCGTGACGGTGACCTCGGCCGCTGGGTTTGCCATCGGGCAGGTGTTCGGCATCAAGAGCGCGAGCGATGTTCACGTCGCGCTGATCACGAACATCGTCGGCAACGTCATCACGTTCTGGCCCGAGTTGCCCGTCGCAGTCACGGCGGGCACGGCGCTGAACGCGTACTGCGCGTTCGCGACAGAACACAACGAGAAGACCGGCTCGTTCCAGTCGGCGTTCGCCAACGATGCGAACGCGCAGTACGCGTTCAGCGGCTGCATCGGCAAGGTCGGGCTCAAGACCGACCTCGGACAGGTGATGATGCTGGACTTCGACCTCATGGCTTCGAAGACCGAACGCGGCGCGCTTGGTCTCTCGGCCGCGGTGCAGACGCAGGCGATGGGTGCAGGTGGACTTGCGGTCAAGAACGCGCTCTGCATCCTGCAGCCCGCGGCCACGGTGACCCGAACGGGGCGCGACTTCATCGAGATCGCATCGGAGTTCGATCCGATGACCAAACACCTCGACTCGCACCGCGGCGAGAACGGTCGTCGTGGAGCTGCTCGTCTCGGCGGTCGCGAGGCGACCAAGGTGAAGATCACCCTGCCGTATGACGCGAGCCTCGACACCGCGTGGCGGGCGGGCACCGAGTATCGGCTGCTCTATGCGGTGCCCCAAGGCACCGGCGCAGCCAAGCGCTTCTGCGGCATCGCGATGCCCAAGCTCGTGATCCTCGAGGCGCCCAAGGACACCAACCGCGGCGGCGAGCGCGTTCACGAGCTCACCCTCGGCGCGAAGATCGACCGCACGGCTGCGGCCGACTCCATCGCGGGCGCGCCCGTCCAGTACTTCACCATCTGATTACCGCCCCAAACCTCATCGTCGAAAGAAGGCTCTCCCGTGATCCTACCGAACCCGCTTGCTCCATTGGATCTGGTCTCTCTCTCCGATCCTGCGCTCGACATGACGCGCGAAGAGAAGGACGCGTTCATCCAGTCGCACTTCGACAAGAAGCTGCTCAAGACGAAGCCGGGGCAATCGCCCGTGGTGTTCGAGGTGCAGCCCGCGGACGTGGTGTTCGCGATGGGCAACCTGAGCAACTCCGAGCTCGCGTCGGTGCGCATGCTCGCGTTTCGCGCGTGCTGCCGCTCGATCACGCTGCGAGATGGTCGAGTGCTCAGGCCGAGGCTCGAAGACGCGGGCCCGGCGCAGATCGCGACGGAAGACTGGCTTCGCGTGGCGGGCACGGCGGTCGGCGCGTACCGAGTGCTGGAGATCGGCATGCGGGCGTGCTCGCTGTCGAACCTGCTGCCCGAGGCCATCGACCCTTTGTCGCTGCCGGGTGGTCCGGCTCCGACGAGCTGACCCTTGCGATCGGTCGCAGGACCCCATGCGGCTGCATTGCCGCCGAGGAAGCGCGCCGAAGCTCGGACGATGAAGAGCGCAAGCTCCGTTTGGAGGACGCGCTCGACAGCTCGCGGAGATGGAACTGCCCACGCGTTGGGGGCTCAGGGAAACGCGAAGGGCTCGACGCCGAGCACCTGAAGGCGCTCGATCGCATCGAGCGACTGACGGGGCACAAGTTCAAGACCTGCCCGCGCGCCGGGCTCTGGGAGCGATGGGTGCACGACGTAGTCGACGCCGAGCAATCGGGGCTCGCCGACGTTCGCGCGGTCTGGGGCCGAGTGCCCAACCCGCTCGTGGAGGCGACACGCATCGTCCGTCAATCGCGCCGCGCGCGAGAGGCGGAGGAAGCGCGCGTGCGCGAGCAGAAACGCACGAAGAAGACCGAGGCGCGATAAGCCGTGAGCGAAGTTCAGGAGCAGAGCCAGTCGATCCGGGACCTCGCCGAAGCGCTGCTCGTCGCGCGCGTCGAGCTCGAGGCAGCCGAGAAGGCAGCGATGGAATACGCTGCCGCCGTCGAGGCAGGGACCAAGCAGGCGAAGATCGCCGAGGCCGCTCAGATCGAAGCGAACCGTGCGATCGCACGCGCAGCGGCCGACGCTGCGGCGGCCGCTCTGAAGGCAGAGGCCGACGGAAGCGCTGCCGCGCGGAGGCTTGCCGAGGCGGAGAAGATTGCAGCGCGTGAAGCGGCCGAGGCCAAGTCCGCCGCGGCGAAGGAGGCCATCGAAGCCAACCGTGCGATCGAAGCTGCGGAGCGTCAGCGCCTGCAGGCGGTCGAAGAAGCGGCAGAAAAGAACGCGAAGCTCAAGGAGCTTGCGGTCGGCGCGCTCGGCGGCGAAGAGACCGTCGAGAAGTACAACAAGGCCAAGGAAGCCCTGAAGATGGCGGGCGACGCCAGCATGGGCACTGGGCAGCGGCTCATCGCCGGGGCGTCCGCCGCCCGCTTCGCAGCGGGCACGGCGGGCGCGCTCGCGGCAGGGTTTGCTCAGTTCGCTGCGGAGGCTCGCAAGGCCAGCGCGGAACTGTACCTGCACGAGCAGCGCGTGCGCGGGCTCGGCCCCGCGTACGACGGCATCCGTTCTGCGACGAGCGGAGCGGCCGACGTCCAGGCGAACTTCCAGCTCAGGCAGGAGTTGCTCTCGCGCGGGTTCGCGACGACGCAGGCGCAGGCGACCACGCTCGCGCGCGCAATTCGCGAGTACGCCAAGGAGCGACAGGTCTCGCAGGAGCAAGCCTCGGCCGCGATCATCGCGGCGCTCGATGGCGACGCGCAGGCGGCCGCGCGCTTCGGCGTGTCGATCGCCGACGCGAGCACGTCGAGCGAGCGCTTCGCCGCGATCACGCGGCAGCTCGCAGACGCGCAGCGCGGGGCAGCGGTGGCGACGCAGGACGCGGCCGAGCGCGCGCGCACGCAAGAAGAAGCGAGCGGACGCGCTTGGGCGACGGTCAAGAAGTTCGTCTACGAGGTGAGCGGCATCTCCATGCTCGACGACGCCGCGAGCGGGCTCGTCCAAGCTTGGGACCGGCTGCACAGCTCGACGCAAGCAGCCGCGACCGCAACGACCCAACTCACGACGGCGCAACGCACTGCGTTCCAGGTCGCCGAGAACCGCAAGAGGCTCGAGGAGTTGACCGCCGCAGACGCAGCGCGCGCCCTCGCAGCGCAGCAGAACGCTGCGGCGTTGGAGCTTCAGCAGCTCGGCGAGCGCGTGACCGGGCTCGGCCGCGTCGTGTCCGCGCAGGAGGAGTACAACGCGGCGCTCACCGCGGCGAACACCATCCAGCGCAGGGCCGCGGAGACGGAGTCAGAGTTCAACCAGCGTAGGCTCGAGGCGACGAACAATCTTATCGCTGCGGTCCGTCGCAAGAAGGAAGAGCAGGACCACGCAGACGACTCGGCGCGCGCGCAGCGCGAGCTCTCCATGCTCGCAGCGCAGATCCGCGCGCACGGCGGGGTGGTCGATGCGCGCATCCGTTCGCTGACGCCAGCGCAGCGCTATGCGGAGATCCAGCGAGAGATCGCAGAGTTTGCGCAGCGCGAGAACGAGAGCACGACCGACTCGGCGAATCGGCTGACTCAGCTCCTCCAAGAGTCCGAGCAGATGCGTCAAACCATGGCGCAAGGGGCAAACGACGCGCGCGCGCTGACAGAGGCGCAACGCGAGCTCGCCGACATGCTGCGCGATCGCGACAGCCTTGGCGCCAAGCTCGCCACCGTTGAGCGGCAGGCTGGCGAGAGCGCGCTCGATCGAACGCGGCGGCTGATCGAGGCGCAGCGCGAGCTGAACGCGCTCGCGCAGCAAGGCCACGAAGACGCGGCCGCGGCGTTCGCGCAGTTCCGTGAGCAAACTCGTGAGCGGCTGGCGCTCGCCGCGCAAAAAGAGGAGGAGGAGCGCGCAGCGCACAATGAACGGGCTCGCGTCTGGGCCGAAGAGCAAGCGGCCAAGGATCTCTCGCGGCAGACGCAGCGAGCCGACGCCAACGAGGCGCGGTTCGCAGCCGAGCGCGCGGACTCTCTGGACCAGCGGCTGCGCGAGTCCTTCGGGCTGGCGCAAGAGCAGTCCGAGACCGTCAGCCAGAAGATGGCTGAGGGCGCGAAGACGGCCGCCTCCGCCATCGGTGAGCTCGGCACCGGCGCGGTCAACGCGATGGTCGCCGCAGCCACGGCGGGCGAAGACGCCGGCGCTGCGGTCGCGAAGTACGTCGACGAATGGGCGCTCGCGAAGGCGGTGCAGTGGAGCATGCAGTCGGCGGAATCGTTCGCCGGCGCAGGAATCGCTTACCTGATCCGCCCTGATGCCGTTCCGGGGCTGCTCGCGTCAGGTGCCACTTACGCCGCGCTCGCCGCGGTGGCTGGCATCACGACGCTCGCGATCCCCAACGCGCAGCCTGCGCGCGCAGGAGCAGGCGGAGTCTCTGGCGGAGGGAGCACTGGGCTGCTCGGTCCTGCGACCACGCGGAGCGAGAGCAACATGAACGCGCGCGAGCCCGTTCAATACACCTTCAACATCTCGGGCATCATGGCGAACGAGCAAACTCAGGAAGCTATCGTGGGTGCGCTCAGGGACGCGAGCGCTCGGGGCCTGATCGAGCTGGGAGCGTGACCGTGGCCAAGAACCCCTGCTCGATGATCGCGCTGCCCGTGAAGTGGACCACGTCTCGCTCGGCGACGGTGACGGACTCCGCCGGGGTGGGGCGCACCGCGACGCTCATTCCCTCGGGCACGCTCTGGACGCGGACGTTTCTCGCGCCCGCGACCGGCGGCACGATCGACGCACCGGTGGACCTCATCCGCACGGTCGAGACCGCGCTCAACGCGACGCCCGGCCTGTGGTCGCTCGCGCTCAGGGACACTGGCCGCGTGCGGATCACGTACACTGGAGCAGGGACAGGCTCGATCGTGTGGGGCCTCGCCACGTCCGTCGGGCGCGTGCTCGGGTTTTCGACGGACATCGGGCCGCTCGCGTCGGGAGCGTCAGTCGACGCGGGCATGATGCCTGCGTTCTGTTGGTTCCCGTACACCCTCGACACGGACGAGGGCTTTCGCTCGGCGCCGACGATGATGGTGGGCGCGCCGCTCGGCAACGGGCTCGAGGTCGTGTGGAACGAGGGCACGCAGCGGCTCACGCGGACGCTACGCGCGCGATTCGCGCCGACGAGCGAGGCCAAGCGCGTCGAGAAGGGGCTAAACGCGACGCCGTTCTGGCCGCCGATGGACGCGCCGGAGCGCTACACCCGCCCCTCGATCGTGCCGGAGAACTGCCCCAACGGCTGGACCGTGCACGAGACACTCTCGTGCGCGCCGGGACTGCGCATCGGCTACTCGCTCTACGAGTTGCCCGAGCTCATCGCGGGCTCGACGGATCGATACATCGTCGGCGGCATCACGAAGGACTCGGTCGCCGCGGCGCAGAACCGCGCAGCGCTGTCGATCGGCTCCTACACGATCCTGGTCGATGTGCCGTCCGTCGAGTTCACATTCTCCACAACCGAAACGCGGTGAGCGATGCCGACCGAGAACGTGCAATGGATCGTCACGATCGAGGGCTCGCTGTACGCGGCGGCCACCTCGGCGTGCAGCATCGACGCTGTCAGCGCCGACAGCGACTGGCCTGTCGACGTGATGATCCTGCCGGGCGCGCTCTCTGAAGAGGACCTCGCGCGGCTGTCGTGGAGCGAGTCGATTCAGCCCGTGCGTGGAACGAGCACGTTCGGATCGATCAGCCTGTTCTTGAACGACGTCGTGCCGAACGAAGGCTATGCATCGGGCAAGAGCGTCTGGTCCTACCTCTTCAGCAAACGGCCGCGGAACATCCGCCGCGCCGCGCTCGCGGCGTCCATCACCAGCGCATCGCTCTCGATCACCGTCACGTCGGATCCTGGGTTCGCGACGGGCCCACAGATCATCTGGATCGACCGCGAGGCGATCTACTGCAGTTCGTTCAACGCGGGCACCAAGACGTTCACCGTCGTAACTCGCGGCTACCTCGGAACGCGCGCGACGGAACACGTCCTCGACGCTGCTCGCTCGTACGCGGCGTTCGTGTGGAACGAGTTCCCCAACCCGCAGAAGCGACGCGCGATCCTGTGGCTCGTGCGCGGCACCGTGGCGACTCCGGTCTGGCGCGGGTACGTCGGCAACGCGCCGCGGCTCAGCTCCGAGAACAAGACGCGCTGGGAGCTTCAGCTCGAGCCCGCCTGGACCGTGCAGCAGAACCGGCCGCTCGGCCCGTCGCGCGCGTCCGTGCGCGTCGTGGGATTTCAGCCCGATAGCTTTCGCATGGCCTTCGCGCGCGCGGGCGGGACGTTCGCTCCTCTGATCGCGCTGCGGGAGCCGTACACCGGAGCGATCCCGGAGGAGCTCGACACGTGCGTTCGAATCGTGAGCGACAAACTCAACCAGATGCTCGCGCAGATCACGGTCTCGGACCCGACCTTCAGCGCGACGGTGTTCCCTTCGGTGTCCGACGGACGGCCGCGGCTCAGCTCCGTGTCAAACGGCGCGCACACGATCTTCTTCGCCCACGCGGACCTGCGCGGCGGAGCCTCGCCCGCTCCGCCGCTCGACCCGGACTCGCCCGACTTCAACGCGCGCGAAACGTCCGCTGGCGTATGGACGGGTCTTCGCCAACTGTCCTACGCCCCGCGCGCGCACGTCATTCTGCGCAACGCCGCGGTGGGGCTCGCGACGTCGACGATCCCCGTGGATGCGACAGACGGCATCCCCACTTCGTCGCTCGTCACCTCGTACACCGATGGCGCGGACGTCACGCGCGTGCAGTGGATCCTTGCGGGGCAAGACCAACAGCAGCGCCCGTTCATCACGACCATCCTGTCGGTGGACACTGCGAACCGGCGCATCGTCGGCTCGACCCGCTTCGGGTTGCCGGGGCGAACGTCGGTGCTCGTCGGCGCGCGCGGAGACATCCTGCTCACCGAGCCGACGACGCTCACGCTCTCGACGCTCGTCTCGTCGAGCCACTGGGCGCGAGCGATTCAGCGCGGCGTGCTCGCGCCAGAGTACGGCCTCGACGGACAGGCGGACGCGCGCGACTGGAACTGGGACCGCATCGACGAGGTCATCTCCGCGACGAACGGCGAGGCCGCGACTACGTCTCGAACCTGGGTCTTCGACGGCTCGACGAAGCTCGGCGAGTTCGTCAGCGAGATGTGCGCGCTCGACGGGTGCGCGGTCGCAACGCGCGACTCGAGGCTCGTGCTCATCGCGCTCGGGGCACCGCTTCCCACGGACCCGGTCGCGCTCGAGATCGACCTCACCGAAGAGGGCGGCGGCAACTACATCGCAGGTCGCCCACCGGGTTGGGGAATGCTGAACGAGAGCATCACTAACGTCGTGCGCGTCGAGCGCGACGGCGAAGACGGACCCACCGTCACTGTGAACAACCAGCAATCCGTCGCGCTCTACGGCGCAAGCGGTCCCTTCGTTGTGAAGGTGAAGGGCGCGCTTGCACAGAGCCTCTCGGGCATGACGCCCTTCGAGCTTGCGCGCGGCCCGCTCTCGCGCCTCCTCGGTCTGTGGGGTGAGCCGTCGGACGCGGTGTCCATCCAGGTCCCCATCGACTTGCTCGATCGCGTGTGGCTCGGCGACGTCGTCACGATCAACTCGACGATTCTCCCGGACGGGCTCGGCGCGCGCGGCGTGAGGTCGACGAGGCGGGGCCGCGTGTACGGGCGCAAGCCGGACTTCGGCAGTGGCACCGTCATGCTGGACGTGCTCGTGTACGCGGCGGAGAACGTCGCTGGCTACGCCCCAGCCGTGCGCATCGGCAGCGTCAACGACGAGACGAGCTACAACGCCGCCGTGGCGTACCTCTCTGGGACTGCCACGGACTACGCGGGCTCGAACCTCGCGGGCTATCGCTGGACCGCGAACGACGGCGGGGTGTCGTGGTTCGAGAGTGGGCACAAGGTCCGCCTTCGCCAGATCGACTCGACCTCGCCGGCTGAAGAGGGCCCCTTCACCATCAACTGGGTGAACCCGACGACGCGAGAGTTTACCCTCCTCGAGGACACGAGCAGCGGCGCGGTGAACTGGCCCGCGCTCATCGAAGGCGGCGCCGTGGTTGACGTTGTGTCGGACGACTACGACATCGTCACGGCCGATCAGCAGCGCTTCGCGTTCGTCGCTTCGCGAGCGACGGGCACGCTCGACGGGGCCCAGGCGAAGGAGTGGTCACCGTGACGATTCGCGGAGAGCGCGCGATCTCGCGCCTGTACAGAACGGGTGGCTCTGGCCGGCTCGCGCACAAGCGACCGCTCGACGCAGCGCGGGTCATCACCGAGCTCGACAACAACACGGCGCACCTCTGCGAAGAGTCCCTGCGACACCTTGTGTGGGACGCTGGATTCGACTTGCCAGCGATCTCGCTTGGCAACAGCGAAGGCTTCCGCAACCGCAACGCGCGCGACGTGGCCATCCCCTCCCAGGACGAAGTAGCCCACGTCTGGCAGCAGATCGCGTTCGATCGCCGCACCGCGCGCCGGTACGGACCGTTCGTCATGGTTCCGGACGTCGGAGAGCGCGCCGTCGACGCGCGGCCGCGCTCAGTGCGCGTTGTCGTCGAGTGCGACATCCCCTCAGGGTTCTTCGACGCGAACGCGTGCGCCGTGATGACGCGCGGCTCGCACCCGAACGAGATCTTCGAGGAGCGCTTTCTCGCGGCGGACGAGAGCACTGCGCTGAGTTCGGGCGCGCAGATGTTCGAGTGGGACCTGGTGCCGGACACCGACTGGATCGTCGACGCGACAATGCGCCCAAGTCGATCCCTCCCGAGCGCGGCCGCGGGCGCCAGCGTCACCGCAAACACCGCGTTCCGTGAGTACTATTTGTGGGTCGGCTTCGCGGTCTACTCGATCGGCGAGCTCACCATCGACGTGCGCAGCGTGAGCGCGTTCGAGCGGCGCTAGGGCTGCAGTTCGTTGACGGCGCCTGAGATGACGGTGTTGGCGAAGACAGTCAGTTTCACTCCGCGGACCAGCATCGTTTGCTCGTAGTCGAGTGAGCCAGCGTCGTCTGGGAAACTCGCTGTCACGCTGCCGCCGCACATCTCGCGGCTGGTGCTGACTCGCCCCATGATGCGGACGTTCTGGCCGTCTGGCTGCTGGTGAATGGTGGCGCAGTTCACGTCCACGACGACCGCCAAACGCCGAGCGAGGTTTCGTCGCTCAACGTTTCCGACCACGCGAGCAGCGCCGAACATCGCGACAAACAGTAGCCCGGCAACCACACCGGTCACCAGCAGCACCTTCCGGAGCCAAGGCCAGTTCACGGTCTGCACCTCCGTCGGCCGCGCGTCATTACGCCGCTGCCTTCGAGACCGTGCCGACGATAGCGCCGACGATCACCATCAAGAATGCCGCCCCGCAAACCATCGAGCCGAGGCTTTGGTTGACCACGGCCCAAATGACCGCGCCGGCCGGGGCAACGAGCAGCATCCCGCCCCAACCCAGCCAGTTTGACAGGGAGTTCCCCTTCTTCGCTTTGGCTTTCTCCTGCTCGGCAACGATCGCGCGCGCCAACTCTTCCGCTGTTGGTCCGTTCTCACCCATCGCAACACATCCTCCGCCGAGGCCTTCCCCAGCGATCAGACGATAACACAGCGCGACTGGCAGGGTGCGCTCTGTCTCTGCCGCGCACCTTGCGTTGGGCTGGACACGAGCCCACCGTTCGACCGATGTTTGAGCCGATGGCCGCGACGAAGGCAAAGAAAGGCGGGCGGAAGGTCTCGCGACTCACGGAGGTCGCGGACGAAGCCGCGCGCGCGGCAAAGCGCGCTCTGCTTGCAGAGACGCTCCTCGCGCAGAACTGGAACCTGAGTGCCACCGCTCGCGCGCTTGGGCTTGCGGGGCCATCTGGGGTGATCCGCGCGATTCACGATGTCGGGCTCGATGCAGAGTACGAGCGCGCGAGAGAGACCGGCTTGGTGAAGGCCGGTCGGCCAACGTAGCCGACAGACACAACGTATCCGGTTTTGACAACGTATCCGGGCAAGAGTAGTTTTGCCCGCAATGAATCCTGTCGCGCGCTCGCACCGTTGCGTCCAACTCGGTAACCACCTCGACCACACGCTTGTGTGGAGGCTGACGCCGCGCCTCCTCGAAGAGGGCTGGGCGACGCTCGCGGTGATCCACGACGACGAGTTGTCCCGCGAGGCGGGCGGCGCGTTCTCCGTGGAGAACGTCGAGGCAGCGTATCCGCGCTTCGCGGCGTGGGGTCAGAGGGCTCGCGCTCGGGGTGAGCGCATCGCCGTGATTCTGCGCGGCAATACCGTTCCGCCTCGGCTCGTCAGGGTCGCGGCGTGGAGGTGGTGACTCGGGCCGGAGAAACGCGCGCGACTCGCCCGACCCGCGCGCGCAACACAGGGCATTTAGCGACCATGAAGCAACCACTTCCCCGTAAAAAAGCCCCGCGAGCGGACGAACGCTCCGGGGCCAGGGTCTCAAGCGAGAGGCCTTCGACTTCCAGCACAGTGAGCCAGCAGAGCCAGCCCGTCAAGGTTCACGTTGGCGAGATCGTGAAGCACGGCGACGGCGCGCAGGTGATCGCAGTCCGAGCGGCCGACATGGACTGGTCGCTGACTCGTCTGCCAGACGACGACGCCCCGCGCATCCGGGACATCGACCTTGCCGAGCGGCTCGGGTTCGAACAGCCGCGCATGATCCGCAAGACCATCGCTCGTCACGTTGCCGCAGGAAACATCAGCCCGAGTTGCCGTTCCACCGTGGAACGGCAACCCGTTGGCCCCAAAGGCAAGAGCAGTGGTGAGCGCGAGTACACCGTCAACGAGTACTGGCTCACCGAAGAAGAAGCCCTGTTCGTCGCAACGCAGAGCGAGACGAAGCGCGCGGTGTTCATCACCAAGGTGATGATCGCCGTGTTCGTCGCGGTGCGTCGCAAGTCGATTGCGATCGACGCGGCTCCGGTCGCGGACTACCCGCAGATCGTCGTGCAGAATTCGACGACGAGCCTACTCGGCCCCCAGTACAGGCTTGTCGTTGACGCTCCGCTGAGCCGCCTCGCGCACCGCTTGAAGTCGAAGTTCGGCGGCAAGGTCCAAGCGCACAAGCGCGGGCTGGAAAACAAGCTCCGCAAGGCGCTCGGCTTCTGGGCTTCGTTCGCGTTCTATCCCGTCGAGGCACTTCGCATGAGCGCGCTGATGGTCGCGTTGCGCGACCTGGACATCGGCGTCTCCGATCGCACACGCGGGCTGCCAGATCGTGAGCAAGTCGAGACGCTCTTCAGCACGCGTCGCGGACTGGCCGACAGCCTGTCTGCCTAGCCGCTCGCAGCGGCATCCGTCGCAGTGCCTGCATCGGTTCCGCACGGCGGGCCAGGAAAGCACCAAGAGCTGTTTCGATCGGGGACGAAGCGGCACCCCCAGTTTGGCGGACAATCCACAGCACCAAAGCCTGGGTCGCACCGCACTGCGGGGAAACCGTACACGACGCCGTTCGCGCGTGTCGTGTACTGGCAGACCGGCTGCTCCGCCGGGTCGACCACCGTGCAGGCGGTCGGGAAACCCGCCACAGACCCGCAGCGTGCGGCGCCACCGGGCGTGCAGAACTCGGCCCAGCCGAGGTCGGCGGCAGCGTTGTTGACCCGGCTGCATGCCTCGGCGCGGCTGGTCGCGGCGGGCAGCCGCATGGGGGCGCACGCCCCGAGCGCAAGCACGGCAAGAAACTGGACGAAGTGTCGAGAAAGTGACTCCACGGACACAGAAGGTAACCCAATCCAATGCCAGCACCAGTTCCCGACCGTCCGCCCATGCACCAGCTCGCCAGCCATGTCGTGGCGCGCGCCGCCGCCGCTCGCCACGGCCGGGTGTGGCAGGACGCGATCCACCACCTCCTCGGCTACAACCTCCCGCCGATCGTCTCGTGCAATATCAACGCGGACGCGGCGGGCAGCTCGGCGGACTACGTGTTCGCGTACCGGCGCACGCCCGGCGCACGTGCTCTCGCGGTCGTGGTCGAGTTGCGCGAGCCGTCTTCGGACGCGGCCGAGTGCACCATATTGCTGGAACGTGTCGCTGGCGGAACTCACTACCTGCCGGACGATGCGGCTGCCAATGGCAATCTGCGCGATTTGGTGCCTCACTCCCAGCCGACCGGCAACTGGGCGGACCCGCGCCAGATCATCGACGTGCTGGACGTGTCCGGGCTGACGGTGGGCGCGCTCGAGTGGATCCGCGTGCGGTGGACGGACAGCGTCACCGCGCCCGGCACTCGGGGGATCGCGCGCATCCACGCATTCGAAGTGCCGCGCGCGACCCTCGCCACGGACGCATCGGATGCGGGCATCGACGGAGGCTGGCCGTTCGCGGGCAACCCGCTGCACGACGGCACGAGCTCGACGCTCGACGGCTTCGAGCGGCTGCTCGCAGAGGTCGACCGCGCGCGCTCCTTGGTGCGCAGGCACCACCAGCTCGTGACGATCGAGTCGACCTCCGACGCTTGGCCGTGCGGCTCGAGCGTCGGGGGCTGGGCGCCAGTACGTTTCGGCCGCTCGACGCAGCCAACGTTTCGCTTGCGCGCGCGTCGTCTGTACGACGCGAGCGTCGACAACCTGCACAGCCTCGTGTGTCGCTACACCACCCAGCACGCGAAAGACGGTGCCCAACTCAGGATGACGGCGACGAGCCGCGGCACGGGAACGGTGCGCAGTGCGACGCTCACGCTCCCGCCGAGCACGACGTTCGCGGCGAGCGGCACTGTGGCTGCGCTGATCCCGTGCGACGGCACCGACCAAGAGGTGGACGTGGTGTTCGACTACCAGACCACTGGCGCCGCGAACCTCATGCTCTCGACGGTGGATGTCATCGAGAACGAGAGCTGATACGCGTCCACCGAGGACGGGACGTTCCGCGTACGCGCGAAGCCCGTCGGCATAGGCGCGAGAGAAACACGAAGAGGTGATCGTAGAGCGGATCGCGGCCGAACTGCGAGCACACGAGCGCGACGAGCGAGTCGATTCCTTTGCGCCCATCGACGCGTCGCGCGCGAGAAAGTTCGGCGCGACGAAGATCGTAGGAGTTACCGCGATCGCGAACGCCGCGGAGTACTTGACGCTCGCGTTCTTCGCGCCGCAGAAGAGACCCTTGCGACGTAGCTAACTTGCCACGGTTGGGCGCATCGGATAGCAAAACGGGCGGACCGGTACGCCGTCGGGGGACGCGCACACGAGGACTTGCGCATGGCGAAGCACAACATCTCGCTCGCCCGCGGCGAGACGCTCGGTGCCGTGGTGTTCGCGCTGACGAACCCCGACGGGACGCCCTACGACCTCACGGGCTGGAGCGCGTCGCTCGTCGTGCACACTCAGCCATCGGACTGCGGCTGTGACTCGATCTCTCGCACAAAGGTCATCGAGCTACTCAGCACCAGCGCGAGCTCGCCGCGGCTCGTGATCGATGGTCTCGCTGGCGAGATCACCATCTCCGTCACGAGCGCGCAGACGAACGAATGGACGCTCGGCGAGCACACGTACCGGCTGTGGGTCACGGACCCCGCTGGCGCCAAGCAGGTCGCGTTCGAAGGCTTCTTCACGGTCTCCGCTTGAGGGACGCACCGTAATGCTACCCCGGCCTAAAGGCCGAGGCTTTCGCCTCGCCTGTCGACCGAGTTCCGAGCCTCGCGACGCGGAGTTGCTGCTTCGCAGGCTGCCCAACGGCGTAGCCTCCACAGCCTGCACCCCCGTGGCTTCCACGGGTGTAGAGCACCTTGGCAGCGTTCACGTCGGCGTTCGCGCGGTGCCCGCACGCGACGCACTCGAACTCGCTCTGGCTCCGGCGACTCGCCGCGTCGACCACACCGCATTCGGCGCACGTCTGCGAGCTGTACGCCGCCGGGACCTCGACCACCGCGCCGCCGTGCGGCACGACCTTGTACCGCAGCATCTCGACGAAGCGGCCCCAGCCGCCGTCGAGGATCGCGCGGTTCAGTCCGGCCTTCGCGCGCACGTTCGTGCCGGGCTG